CGCTACGTTACAAGTTTCAGCGTTCAACCCGAAGACCTAGGGATCCTGAAGACATTTGAGAAGATCGCCAAGCGCGAAGCTGGAGCTCGAGGCTTCAGCCGCGTACTCGTGAAAGGAGCCATGGCAGAATACAACAAGCACCACAGCTTCGGCAACCCCCAACTTCTCATCACAAACTACTCCAAACCAGAAAGCCCACAACCCATCCGGGTTCTATGCTCGCTAATCGGCGGCGCCCTCTCCGAAGGAAAGGTCTTCTGTCGCAAGGCTGAGATGTGGATTCCAGGAATCCGTTGTTACAGTTGCGAAAAGAACAAGCTGAGGAAGGCTGAGAAGAAATGAAAGACCGCGTTAGATTAGTGAGCAAACTATCCGAGCATGAATGGAACGAATTGGTCAATGACTTCAATTTTGACCTTATAAAATGCGAGAATTTCGGTGACCCGCCTTTTGCTATCGTCGTTCTCAGCAAAAAGGAGTATCGCCGTCTTAACAAGATTCTGGAACCTGAAAGATACCCAAGTTGTGAGGCCAGAGAGACATGATGGGAAAAGTCCATGCTATCAATGATTCAAGCCTTTCTCGCCTATTGTCCCTGATCTGGGAGTATCAAACTTGTCAGGTGTACTTTTCTAACCATGCAGCGTTGCACTATCGCCTATCTAATGGTCTAGGGAGGTTCATGTAGTGGTACGTGCTAAAAAGGCCCGCCAAAGGAGGATTTCTGATTGGGAGAAGATAGACGTGTTGAAAGAGACTCAGACTTTGCCTGTATCCGCTCGAGGCGCAGGATTATGCTTGTACTTGTCGAAGGATCTGTGCGAAGTCTACGGCTTGATTGCTGGTGATATGCTGAAGGTTGAGATGCGGGATCACTTCCGCAAAATCAGGGACGAAGAATGAGCGAAGGTTATGTGAATCAAGTTCGAATTATGGCAGTCTATTCTGTTCCAGTTATGTCATTTTTAAAAGACAAAACAGGTAGGTGCACGCTTAGCAGATGGCACGTGGAGAAAGCTTCTTTTTCTCGCGTGAATGAAATACGAGCGTTACTGATTTGTGACGGACGCAAGGGTTGCGACGGGTGTAGAGGACGCAAACTAATTACTATTAACGCGAAAAATGACCCTGAGTTATTTGCCAGTTTTGATCGCGTGCGCGAAGGCGAATTATCGATCGTTGAAAAAAGGGGTCCAATTCTACCTCATCACAAGAGAAAAGATTTCTTAATTAGACCAGAGAAAAACGCCGATGGAAGTGATCGCGAGTGCCTTCTGTGTCATAGAGTTACCGCTTCAGAAGTAGCTCGGGCAGTGCATAAACTGTGCACTTGGAGAACGGAACATGGGAAATATTATCCAAACGAGTTGCCTCTTCTTGACAAAGGGGAGTTGCATGAGATATTCATCGAATGCCTCGAAAGCATTAGAAGAGTCTACAGTATCAGTCCAACGGCTTTTTGTGGTTGTAGGAAGGGAACAATTCTTGCCGGGATATTGCTTATTACATTTTCCAAACACAAAGTTGATGAGAACTCCCTACCTAAGTGTGACGTAGCTGGCGTACTAAACATATCAGTGACGACAGTAGGCAATTCTTTGAAACTTTGGCAAAATATACTTTCTGTCTTAGGAGTACCTTGAACTATTTGAAGAAGCATGTGCACTGCAGGCTTGAAGAGGAACTAGTTTTTCAGCTTGACCTAGAAGCTAATCTCCTGCATGTAACACGCACAGATATCATCAGAACAGCTTGCAAAGCACATCTGAAGTCAAGAAGTAGCTCGCGCTTCGTAAACACAAATCGCCAAAGTTTAAAAGCAGACGCTTAGTTCGACTTTATCATACAGGGCCTGCGGGCCCAAATTTTCACTTTCAGCCACTGCCATGAAAGGGCAGAAGCGTTGACCAAGAGGAGTTTTTCAACTTGGTTCATAAACACAGCGAAGCTAAATTACAGGAGAGGAAGGCGAGAGCCTACATTTTCAGCACCGCATTCATGGATAGGATTCAATGTGAAACAGTCTGCAAAGTAAACCGCGTTGACGTCTTGGCAATATTGCAGGAACCCGTCATAGTGTCTTCGGTGCCTCAAGTAGAGCATGGCGAGGTTCTTTTGGATTCGCGTGGGACAGGCAGTTTTCAGGAGCGTGTCTTACCTGAGTAAGAGGACAGAGCCTGAATTGATAACAAAGGCTGAATGTAACCTTTGCCGAGACGCCCTAATCATTCGCTTAACAGCAGCAACTGAGCTTTCAGAAGCTAAAATGCTTGCTCTCAAAAATCAGATTGAAGGCTTGAAAGGAACAGTTAAAGTCGTCGGATTAACTATGACGACAACTATAACTGTCGCCGTGACAATCATCACGTTTCTTCTCAACCATTTTCACATGTAAGACCGTGCGGTGTCCTGATGAAATCTGAAGAAGAAGAGACTGAATGGAACGATCCTCGACCTGACCCTGAAGAATATCCAGATGAAGAGTTTTGATTAGAACTTACAGAAGTTAGTGAATTTGGCCTCCAAAGAAGAGTTAGAAGCCCGACGCGCCCGCGTCGTCGACTTGGACGCTCAAGGCTATACTGAACGAGAAATCGCCCACTTACTGGACGTGTCCGAACAGACGATTTGGAATGACATGCGAGCCCTACGCAACGACCCGCAGTATTTCCGAAGTCGAATCTACAACCTCTTTCAACGTGGCATGAACCTTCTAGACCTAAAGGACCCGCAAGATCGACGGTGCTTCTTCAATAACGTCAGCCATCTCGTAGGCAAAACAATGCCGGTTAACACTAACATGCAGGTGAAAGGCGAGATTCTGAACCTAAACGTCGGGTTCGAAGCTGACCCAGACCTGAAGAAGATTTTGCTCGAAGAAGCTGAACGCCAGAGGAAACAACGCCTTGACCAAACATCAACTGGAACCCCGCAAACTGTCTAGCCTCTGGCCTCGGATGGCCTGTAGCAACCTCTGCGGTTACACTGATGAAATGCGCAGGCCTCATCTCACGTGCCTTTGGTGCCGAATTCGCAGGCTTCACTATGGAAAGTTGGACCTTAACAAGTATCATAAGAACAGGTTCATGCCCGGCATAGTTTTCCCTCCCTCTTACAGCACTTACGCACTCATCATTGATACAAGCCCTGGACGCAGATTTAAGAAGGTGAAAGATCGACTACTCAAATTTCTGCTGACAATCTGCGAGGGCCTAGCAAACTAACGTTCATGCAATATTGCCCGCACCGAGAACAGATGCGCTTTCACGCTGGCATGGATATTTACAGTCAACGTGCAGTCCTCTGCGGAACCGGTGCTGGCAAAACGTTAGCGGGCCTCTATGAAGACATTCGATGGGCACGCGAATATCCTGGGAGCGTTGGCTACATTTTCGGGCCCACGTATCCCATGATTTGGCGAAACATCTTTCAGACGCTCGAACTGCCGCTTCTCTTGGGTACGCCTTACCCATTCACGAGTAATCCTCTCATCAAAGGCTTCAGTCGCCAGCAAATGAGGCTGGACTGGCGCAACGAGAGCGAGTGGTGGTTCGTAAGTCTAGAAAGTCCAGAGAAAGCGGAAGGGGCTAACGTTGACTACGCGCATATTGATGAGGCCCGCCTGATTCTTCCGCACCCGCACTTTGAACTAGCCTGGAAGACGATTAGCAGAAGACTGAGGGGTTCAGGCCGCTGCAAGGTCCCGCTGAGTCCTGCAGTTTGGATCACAACAACGCCTGACATGCCTGGAACCCCGCTCTTTAACGCGGTTGAGAATCCGAAAACTCGGTCGCCCAACTGCCAAATTTACCGGTGGAGCATATTTGACAATCCAAAATTGCCCAAAGAATTCGTTGATGAGATTGTCCGAACGCACACGGGCGGTCTTGCGGAACGCTTCGTTTATGGCCGCTTTGCACCCGCTGGCACTGGGACTCTTCTCTTCGATAGCACGGTAAACGTCGCAGAATTACCTCTGGAGAACGTTCGAGAAATCAGATATGGCGTGGACTTTGGCTGGACCAATCCAACCGCTATAGTCGCCATAGGCTATGATGGAGATGGCAGGGCCTGGGCCCTAGACGAAGTTTACATGCGGCATCTCAGCGCGGAACAAATCATCAGCGAGGTAAGACAGCTCCAGGCGAAGTATGGTCGGGGAGAAGTGCTCTGCGATCAGAGCGAGCCCGAAACCATTTTCAAACTTGTCCAGGCAGGATTCAACGCTAAGGGCTACGCGGAAAAGCGTGAGGACGGCCTCAGAGAATTAGCTGGCCGTCTCTTGAAGCAGGCAGATGGCAGGCCTCGGTTATTCATCAGCAAGAAATGTGTGAATCTCATTAGCGAATTGATGGAGTACGACGAGAAAGTGAAGGAGAACGACCACGCAGTCGACGCGCTGCGATATGGGCTCAAAATCAAAACGTCAAACGTAAGCGCTTTCAGGTTCGGATGAAACCATGAGTACGAAGAAACGCAAACTGAAGACGACAATGCACATTTATGACACGGATGCCCCTCGAGGGAAGGCAACCACTCCTCCTCTTCTCGTGCGCATCGCAAGCAAACTTACGAACTATCGCGTCGGAGTTGAAGAGCGCCTGAGCGAACAGGTCCCCCAGCGAACTCAAGGCACCTCCACCAGCGTCCTCTTCGACGGCACCGTTGATGATAGCGAAATTCTATATGGAGTCAAACGCGAACCCCTAGCAACTCGAATCATAGTCGGCGTCGCCGAAGACGTTTTTACGAAATGGTTCAAAATCGTCGACCTAGACGATCCGACAAATCAGGACCTCGACAAAGCAGTGCAGGCAGAGTTTGAACGGTTAGACGCAAAGCAGCACCTCATCAGAATGGCAGTCCTCGAACGGTTATATGGCTACGCTATCCTAGTAGTCGGCTACAGAGATTCAGCCGCAACTCTTGCAGAACCAGTGGATAATCCTGACGGTATTGACGACTTACAGGTCTATGGGAAAACTGACATCAGCACAATCAATGAAGATCAAGATGCTGAAAGTGCAAACTATCTTTACCCTGACAACATCCGACTTAACTACCGAAACGGAAGCACAGAAATTCATAAGAGCCGGTTCATCTGGACGAGCACAAGGCTTGTGGATCACCGATACTTAGGCGTGTCCGCACTCGAAAACGTGTATGACGATTTGAACGCGCTCCGCCGAATTCGCTGGAGCCTCGGCATGACCATGATCCGCCAAGGAAGCGGATTCCCAGACGTAAAACTCACCGGAGCCAGCCTCGCCGACATTGACGCTTTCATCGCGTCAGGCCAATTTGACAACCTAAACGCCATGCGCTACTTCGTGCATAATGAGAATCAAGAGATGAACTTCAAAGGCACTGGCAACACAACATTAGATCCGGGAAAGTATATTCAGCCGATTCTTGAAAGTATCAGTGCTGGCACAAAGATTCCGGTTCTCATCTTGCGAGGGGCCCAGGCGGGGGCGGTGACCGGCAGCGAAGTCAATGAGCGCGAATATGCCAAACTCATCACGGGAATTCAAGCTCTCTACGAGAAAAGCGTGAAGCAACTGGTCACAGCGATCATGACGGTGAAGGGACTGAAACAGGCTTTCCGAGTTGATTGGAACTCCGTCATTGAGATTGATGAGTACACGAAAGCGGAGATTGAAGAGTTCAGAGAACGGGCCCGGAGCGACTCGCTCAAGTACAAGACGATCAACGAGGTTAGAACTGAGGTTCTCGGCGAAGGCGAGGAAGTTCCGGAGGGCGACGTGATCTTAAGCCTTGTCCAAGCAAAAGCGCAGAGCATTCCGGGAACAGCTCCACCTCCGTCGACGCCGTCGACACAGCCAGCGATTGACGAGAGCGAAGTATCAAACTTGCAGAAGAAATTGGAAGACGACCTGAGAAAACTCGTGAGGGACGTTGTCGATGGCACACTGGATCAGGATCAAGCCTCACTGAGTGCGGAGCTGCTGATCGAAGAGCACATCGGAAAGATGAAGAAGGTGGTTACTCGCAATTTGGAGCGGAAGATTGGACAACCCCTCGGCGAATTGAGTCCTGAGAACGAGCGCACCTTCGTAACCATGAAGAAACGGTACGTTACGGATTTTAAGCGGATTCTTCAGGATGCAACCCAAACTGGTAAGCTAGTCACGGAGACCGATGAGGACCAATGGATAACACTGCCAAACGGTCAGCATATCCTGCTTGACAAGGAAAATTACACTGTTGCAGTTTACCGAGATCCCAAAACGGGGAAGAAGTTGGATCACGTTAAGATTTTCAAGCATAAGAATGTTGAGGATGCCCAAAAACAAACAAGTCAACTTCTCAAGCAAGGTTTGAAACAGCATGATTTCAGCCTGTGGGCCCCTGCGAAGTAAAGGTTGACAAAATGAGTACTAGTCTGGAGTCGGAGTACCAATGCGAGGGATGCGGTTACAGAATCAAATCTCCATTCGCTTCCAGATTCGTCCTTAACGGGAATGTAATTTGTCCCTACTGCGGAAGAACAATGGTGAAATCCTCTTGAGTAGCGACTTCTGGCTCAGTGAACAAGGTATAGAAGTTCGCCTTCAGGATCTCGCAGAGGCAGTCACATGGGAAACAGTCAACAACGCAACAAGACTAACGGGCTCCGAGGCAGGGGCAAAAGTGTTCGAGTGGATCACCGAAATAGGCCCAGAAACCTGCAATTATTGTGATAGTCAAAGCGGAAGGCGCTATCGAATCGGCCAGTTTATCCCGCAAATTCCCGCCCATCCGAACTGTCTTCACCCAAACACGTTAGTTCATACGACAAGCGGCTTGGTTCCGATAAAGAAAGTGGCAGTCGGCGATCTTGTCTTGACGCATAAGGGAAGATACCGACCAGTAGTGCAACTACATAGACGGCAGGTGAAAGGTCCATTATTTCGAGTCGAAGGGTGCGGAATAACTGGGAATCATCCTGTCTTGACTCCAAATGGCTGGGTTAGAATAGATGGCTTGCAGAATGGGACCAAGGCATGTTTTGTCGACGTTAGTCGAAACAGTGATGTAGTCTTTCGCGACCTTGACTCTGACAAGTTTCCAACCATGACTCGCAAGCAATACTTCCTTGCCTCTATCATATCCTCGTTTCGGATCGGAATCATGCCAGTTCCCTCCGTCAATTTCAATGGCAACCTTGTCCTTAGGAACGGCAAAGTCGACATTATAGATTTCCATCGCATACTGCGGAATCACTTCAATTTCGCATCGCTTGAAAACATCAAAAAACTGCTGTTCAAGAGGCGACAAAATAGGGTTTTGTTGTCGAGACGAAGCGCCCTTAATTCGCTCCTCTCTGGAAGCCTTCCGACCCCTCGCAGCATTGTGAGCCGCTTCAATTTGATGAAGTCTCTGCTCTTCAGACATCTGGTTCCACCTGCAAACCTCAGCATCACTTTGCCCTCGAATCTCAGTTCCTGTTTCAATAAGTCGTTCTCTAATCGCTCCTCTGGAGACTCCGAATTTCTTGGCGAGCGCAAGTTCGGAAATGCCAGAACGATAAAGACTAACAATCTCAGTTATGGGCAAGGCGAGCCTAGCAAAGGTTCCGTCAGTCTCTCGTCTCCTCATCCATTAACACCTTCACCCATTGACATCGACACTATACAATATAAAGGTTACGTGCATAATTTGAGCGTCCTAGAAGACGAATCATACATCATAGGCGAGCATGGACTAGCTGTTCATAATTGTCGTTGTCATTGGGACGTACTGTTTGAAATGGGACAGTGACCATTATCATCAAGGACAAGGTTCTCCTAATCGTCAACAGAACAGATCCGACCCCGCACTTTGAAGTTCATTTTGATGACCGCGTGGAATTCTGGAATTTGAAAAACCAGAAGATAGGCGAAAGCAAAGTCGAGCCTTATCCCTAATCAAAGTCATGGAGTTGACAAAACATGAAAATTGGAACAGTAGAAGTTGAGATAGATAGCACGAAAATCAAGGAAACGGAAATAGAACTGATAATCCCAACAACCATAGCAAGAGAGGCAGTCTTGCAATACGCGCAAGGCGTAGCATACAGGCCTAAAGATGAGTTGAAAGAAAGTTTCTTCACGTTTGATCATGCCTTCGTCGTTAGCGGCAAGCATCCTGAGCAAATGTTAGTCTCGAAGCCTAAGGAGATCACGGGAAGAATCCAAAATACCGTGTGGCATGAGGATGAAGCAAAAATCACGGGTGACACTGTCCTCGTCAAAAGCAAAAATACGCCTCAATTCCTCGCCGACGTCAAATCTGGAAAACTCAAAGACGTAAGCATCGGTTTCCTCTACACTGAAGACTGGACTCCGGGAGAGTTTCAAGGCAAAAAATACGATTTCATCCAACGAGACATCGTCATAAACCACGTGGCCGTCGGCGTCCCTCAAGGCAGATGCCCAGCACCCCTCTGCGGGTTAAGCGTTGATACTGCAACCATCAGCATCGGATTAGAGCCTTGGGAGGAAAACGCAAATACTATCAGAAGCGGCCATGGCGATGCGTCTAAGGCTGAAGAGTGCCGCACGAAGATTGTGAATGAAGGGCTCAGCCTCGTCGTATGCAAAAACAAGGATACTGGCGAATGGTTCGACCAAAGCTGGCTCTTCAAGAAAGACCAGGGCTGGACAATGCAGAAGGCCAAGGAATGGTTCGCCAAACATACGGGTGACAGCAGAAAACTCATCAGCCAACTAGCAGCCGAGACAGTCATTGACGCACCCGCAAATGAAGCAGAGTGGAATCCCTCAGCCGACTGGCCTGACAGTTGCTACGCATACGTCCCAGAGAGCGCGAAAGGCAAGGACGGACGGAAGTCAGACCGCAAAATCCCCTACAAATGGCCAGACGGAAGCATAGGGCCCCTCAATATAATTCGAAATGCTTTGGCGAGGCTTGCTCAGGAGAAGACGGACATTCCAGACGATGAAAAGGCTCGTATTACCAAGATGCTTCAGGGCATTCTCAAGAAGGAAAATCCCGATTACGTGCCGTCTGGCGATTCCGCAGTTACTGAAGATGCAGAAAAGTTGATTGAACGCTCCCAAACATTGCGCAGCATGGTTGGAGCTTCCTAGTCACGAATAACATCGTGATAACAAAAGTGAAGTGAAGAAAAAATGCCTGAAGAAAAGAAACCGCAAACAGACGTAGTGACAGATTCTAAGGAAACCGTGAAGATCGCAACTGACCAAGCACTGATAGACCTCGAAGCAGCCAAAGTTGAAGTGAAAGCCCTAAAAGCTGAGAATGACGCGCTCAAAGAAGAACTCGCAAAGAGTAACGGCCTGCTTGACGCTCAAATAAGAAGCAAACTAGTCACTGAAGTGAAGAGTATCAGCAAACTCTCAAACGAGCAACTCGCGCGCATGACGACAGGCGAGATGCAAGATTTCATAGAAACCTACAAGAACATATTGCCCCACAAGAAGCCAATCACCTTCACAAGTGACGAGGAAGACGCAGAACCGCACACAACAGTTGGCAACCTATTCGCGTTCAAGAGGAAGTGAACGTAGATGCCACAATACCTAGTTAAACCAACCAACAGCGTCCTCGTGCAAGGACCCCACAGCATAGTTGAAATGAAAGTCGGAGCAAACGCAACCCTAGCTAAAATGCTTCCAAAACGCGTAGTCATCTACGACGCGGCAGACGGCGCAGTCAAAGAGGCAGGCGATGCTTCAGCAGCCGCAATCGGCGTACTCATGGAACTCCCTGATCAAGGCATAGCAACAGCGTATATAGCACTCGGAGACCCCTGCAGAGTAGTCACAAAAGGCATCGTCCTATGCACTTTTGCTAGTGCAGCCGCAGGATGCACACCAGGTCAGAAAATCGTTGCAGCAGCAGATGGGAAAGTGAAGGCAAGCGCAGCCGCGGCAGACGTAACCCTCGGCAAAGCCCTAACCACTGTCGCAGCAGGCGGTCCTGACGCAGACGTCATCGTGGAGCTCTGGTAGACATGCCAAACCTAACTAGACTCAGCAAAGTCGGACTAGAAACCGGCGGCCTAACAGACGATGAAATCAAATTCATCGACACAACAATAATCAGAGTGATGCGACCGGCCCTTGTGGGCAGAAAAATCTTTCCTATCGTAAACGCTGGCAACGCTGGCAACCGCACCTGGCGGGCCTACGCAATGACTGACATGAGCCAAGCCGAAATCAGCATGGAAGGCATAGACGAAAGCCTAGACCACATAGAACTAGCAAACAAAGACGTAAAACTCCCAGTCATCAGTAAGAGTGTCAAACTCTTCTGGAGAGATCTGATCGGCAGCAGAAACGGCGGAATCCCATTAGACACATTGAACATTGAAAACGCAGCTCGCCAAATCGCCGAAGAAGAAGACAAACTTCTCATAACTGGCCAATACACAGGCTGGGGCGCATTAGGCATAGAAGGCTTAGCCACAGCAACAGGCAGAGCGACACAAGCAACGGCAGGCACATGGGGCACAGTCGCCAATATCTACACGGATGTTAGCGCAGCCATCGCTAAACTGGAAGCCAACGGCCACTACGGACCCTACGCTATGATTCTCAGAAGTGCCTTGAAGGCAAGACTGCGACAAGTCAACACGAACACCAGTGATCTAGTACAACATGTCATCGAGCAGATGCTAGGCACCGGCGGACAAGTCCTCGTAAGCGACAGTCTCTACTCAAGTGCAGGAGCAGTAACAAGCGTCATAGTCTGCGAGCCAAGCCCAGATAATTTCGTCGCAGGAATCGCTCAAGACGTAAGCACCAACCGCTTCGTCGATAATAACATGAACACGGTCCTGAAAATCTACGAGGTCATTGCTCCGAGAATCAAGCGGGCTACGTCAATCTGCGAACTCACAGGAGTATCATAGACTGCATAACCCTGAAGAACGTTTAGAGTCCCCCTTTAGTTAGTTTTTATTTTCAGGTTCAAATTGAAGTGAAAGAATGGTCAACGTAACCACTGACTTAGCCACGATCCGGGACAGAGTAGGCTTAGCAACAGGCGACATTATCGATGCTGATGTAACCAAGTACGTGGGCGAGGCCTGCGACTTCATAAGCAATCAAATAGGCACCACCATAGACAAGACAAGTTGCACAGAAGCCGAGGCAGAAGCTATTCGCAATCTAGCAGCAATCAAATGCTTCTTCGACGTCACAGGAACCTCAAGCACAGGCTGGACAGCTGCTATTGGAGAAATCACGTTCAGCGGAGCCCCGGACAAAATTGCCATGATCAACTGGTTATGGAGCAGGGTCCAAGACTTCATGAACCGCAGAAGCGGGTCAGCAACTGGCACGGTAACTTCAGGCACATTCAAGGTTGGAGCTGCTAACTATTGACTGAGGAAATCAGAAATAGCCGATGGCTTCGAAGACTTATCGAGGATCAGACTAAAGGTGAGGAGATCCTCAGCATTATTCCGCAGGGTCCCGGTTCAGGCTTAGATGCTGATATGGTTGACGGTCATCACTATTCAGACTTCGTTGAACTTCTGCTGAGAATCGAGAAAACGTCTGGGCCAGGTAGTCCCATAACGATCAGTGCCGGCGGAGGTGGCTCCGGTGACATGCTTAAAGCAGTCTACGATCCTAACGATGACGGCATCGTGAAGGATGCCGATAAGATCGGTGGTTTAACAATAGCGCAGGTACAGGATCACGCTCCTAAGTTTCATGGGAACGAAGTTCACACGAGCACTTTCATTACGCAAGGGGCAATTGATACTCATGCTACACTTCCCGACGTTCATCATCCTCAAGCCCATGCTTCAGCCCACGAGGTTGATGGTGCCGATTTGGTTAGGCCCTACTTGCCTGTTTCAGGCGTTTGGCGAATCGACGGAACATCAAGCCCTTTCAATTTGCAAGCAGAAGACCTTCTAATGTACGTTGAGGGCATTTTGCGGTTTGACGCTGACACTGGAAAAATGAAAGTTTCGGTGAGTTAAAAAATGGTTTACAAACAGGTCCACAGGCTACTGGACCCTGATTTGATGGATGGAGACATAGCGCCAACCGCAGCTATAACAAAAAGTAAGATAAGCACTAGCGGAACATGGGCAACAGCTGACATTCCAAACTTAGATGCCGCCAAAATCACAGCTGGCTTTTTGGCTCAAGCAAGAGGCGGACTAGGAAAGGAATTGGTAGATGACTATCAGAACGACTACATAATCGTGTACAAAACTGCTGATGGCAAATTTCACATGCAGTCTTTGGGAACACCATCAGCACATGGCTTCTTAGACTCAACCGCTCATAATAACACGGTTACAGGGACACCAGTCAGAGGCGACCTCATCGTCGCTAACTCGACTCCCGCGTGGGCCCGACTCCCCAAGGGAACGGCAAATTACTTTCTCATAATGGGTGCCAACGACCCAGCGTGGACCGCTTTCAGCGCCACATTACACGGCACGTTGGCAACCGTTGGTCAGCATCCGGATGTTGTCGGCGGAGCAAGCGGAGCCTTAACTACCACCCAGCATGGCGCATTAGCAGGTCCAGCAAGTGCTCACAGATGGGCAGACATCCTTAAAACCACTTCAAGCATTGCTGATATTACAACCAAAGATCATGACCTTTTAAGTGGTCTTGGCGACGATGATCACACGCAGTATCTCCTCGCAAGCGGCACGAGATTGCTTGCATACCTCAAACTTACGAATCAGACAAGCGATCCGACGCTAGTTGAAGGAATGATCTTCTACCGTAGCGACCTAGATGCCTATTATGTTTCCTATGATGCGTCGACCAAAAAGCAGATCATGACGGAAGGAATTAGCCAGGCTGAAGGAGTCTTATTCGGTAATGGTTACAGCGACACATTACAACCGATAAACATGACAAAAGTGGGAAACGGGACTCTCACGTCATCATCACTCTTCGGAATCCTGACCTCTGGAGCGACTCTGAATGACAAAACCGCGGCTTACTGCATCTGGTCGCCCGCAAGTCCTGCGATGGGCGACGCTGTCTATGGTAAATATCCCGAATTCGAGCTATACCTCTATATCCCAGATGCAACGAACATTAAAATCTGGGTTCTGTGGGGTGGAGTTAACAATGTCGCTGAGAACGCGATTAACAAGCGGTTCGGGATCAAGATTGTGAACACTGCTCTTTGGGGTCTTGCTGCTGATGGCGCAAGTCTGACGGAGACGGATTTAGGCACAACTCTTGCGCAGGCTACGTGGTACAAATTTAGAGTAAAGCATACGGGTTCAAACATCACGGTTTGGAAGGACACGGTTGAAATTGCAACGAAAGTAACAGCGAATTTACCGTCAGGGTCAGACACGGCAGAATCATGCATCCAAGTCATTTGCGCCAACACAGTCGCAGCCGACAAGTCCGTCCGATTCAAACCCCTGAAAATGTTGCATGGAAGTTGATAATATGCCAGCAAGTGATGCAGTTCCAAAAGCAGTAGCAAAAGTAGGGAAACCGGGAACCTCAGCCGACTATGCTAGGGGCGATCATCAACATTCCCTAGATCCGAACTTGTTCCCACAACCACTGAACATTCAGAAGAATGCCGCAGACGTTGGAAGCCGTGAGGGGCTGAACTTTCAAGAAGGGACTAACATCGTTCTGACTATTCAAGAAGAAGCTGGACAAGAGCGAAATAATGTTTTGGTCGCTACGACGGACCAAATCAAAATGCAGTTTGAACAAGTCGATACGTTACCAACTGCAATTAAGGGTAAAGTCGTGTACTTGAACTCAGACGGACATGTTTATGTTGGAATCCCATGAAGAGAGGTGAGATGAAACGACAACTTGGAAGAAAATCTTGTGGAGTGATGAGGCAGCCAGCCTTTCGGACACTGCGCCCTCGGACGTTATCGTTCAGACGCCTTCAGGCGGTGCAGGAGCTGGGGCCTCCAGATACGATCATAAGCACAACGTCGGAGTGGCTTCTCCTGTTGCGTTGACTAACGCCGCCGCAGATGGAACGAGCACTAGCCTTGCCCGCGCGGATCACAAGCACGCTTTAGGGCCTATGGTTGCGGCTATTGACATGGGCAAGAATCAGATTCAGAACGAGCAGATTCACCAGTTAGCCTCAGCACCTTCCACTCCAGTGAAAGGCCAAATCTACTACAATACGAGTGATGATCATATTTACATCTGCACCGTGGCTTAGGTGAGTTGATGCCAAACAAAAAGAAGTCAAAGTCTCCCGGCCTAGATGTTGATGGCATATTCAAGGTTCTCAACGCAAAATGGCTCGTGCAGAAGAAACAGGAACTCGAGAACTGTTACAATGAACTTGCTGACGTTTGCTCAAAGTTTCCCAGCATCATCACAATAACCGCCCTCGAGTTAGTGAAGGCCCAAATCATACTTGCCAAATTGAACAAGGACAAAGAACCTGACGCGGTAGAACAGGATGACAAATGACAACGTGGAAAAAACTTGTACAGAATGCAGACTCCACAACAATAGTTACCACTCTCACCTTTTCTGTTCCTGACACTCTGACTACTGGGCAGAAGAAACAGAGACTTTTAGCTCCTTGCGCCTTAACTCTTACCAAAGTGCGATTGGTCGTGGACACAGCTCCAACGGGAGCAAACTTGATCGTTGACGTACACACTGGCACAGGGGCGGGAACCACGATTTTCACAACTCAGGGAAATCGTCCAACCATTACGGCGGGAAGTAAAACTGGCGTCAGCGTTGCGCCAGACGTGACTTCTATCGCTGAGGGAGACGAGTTTTCCGTGTACGTCGATCAGATTGGTTCTACCGTTGCTGGTGCTGATCTCACGATTGAAATTGTTGGAACGCAGTCAGTGAGTTTTGCGTAGAGCGTGTGCTTTGATGTCGGTCGTTGTTAGGAAGTATCCGACTGGAAACAGTAACCCTGACAGTTGGACGAATCCAACAAACATTTACACTGAAAACAATGCTTGTGCTTTTCATCAGGCCGACGTTCTCTATGCGACTTACAAGTTGTATGGCACAGGCTTCGGCTTCGCAATTCCCTCGAACGCTATCCTTGACAACATAAGGATCGGCGGGAAAGTTTCTATGCGAGGAGGAAACGCTAACCGTTGCACTGTACTTTTTCAAGACAAAACATCAATGAGCAGTGTTGAGGCTACTAACTATCAAATTGGCTTATGCGCCGCAACAGTGTGGATCACGGCAGATGCCGATGCAGGAACAATCGCAGTGTGGGGAATCACAGTCAATGACATTAATACTGAAGATTTTTGGGCCTATGTCCAATTAACTGTTTCAGTTGCAGATTATTATCAAGCCTACTGCGATTGCCTCTATGTTGAAGTCACTTATCATCTGCCTCCGTCCTCAACCCCGACGGTTCAAGTGATTTGAAGACTCTTGGAGAGTAAACTGAAACGACCACGATAATCAAGGATGCTCAGAACGCGTTTATCCAAGTGTTGAAAAGCGGAGAAACAGGCGCCATCGTTTCAGCAGCAAACATTTTTTACGGCACGCAACTCACGCGGAATTATCCCATAGTCTTCGTTACTTGGAAGGGCGGACCCCTCGAAAAGGTTGCTCTTGGGTATGATAATTGGCTCATGGATTACCACGTCATCAGCGTGGATAGTGGCACGTCTGGCGATACGGCTGAGCAAAGTGTCGAAGACCTCGCAGAACACGTGATCGCAGACGTCAAAGCAAATCCAACGTTGCAGGGCAAAGTATCCGACTGTGAAGTTATCTCAGTCGACGGCGAAACCATTAGCGTCGGACCCGATTATGGAAAGACAGACAGAATCATAGCCGGCAGCCGAGTAACCGTGAGAATCACGTTAAAGCCCACTTCAAGGTGAGCATTGCTTGACGCGGGCCGGGGAAGTCCAGAAACTGCGAGAGGTTATCCTGAAATGGGCAAGTCCCAATACGCTTCTCTGTGAGGACTTGGAAACACACAAAATCTATGAAATCTTCCTCTTCAACCCTGACCAAAGAAAGAAGGCGAGTGGCGCCCTCTGCTCGGACCTGTGCGGTCATAACCTGAAAAGATTCCACTTCACATGCCTGCGCTGCCGCATGCGCCGAGTCGCCCTTGGAAAACTTCCCAAGATCCTGCCTGTTACGCCCTATATCCTGCTGATCCGCGCAGATCTCCCATTATTCGTGTGGTTTTTGTTGAAGAATGTGTTGTCAATCGCTGAACACTTAGCATCATGGTAAACGTTTTGCCTCTTCTTCCAGCGCCTGCCAGTAACGCCTGACAGGCGGAAATGATAGAGGTGAAAGAAAAATTTGAGCGTGAAAAATACGTTGCCTCTTAGTATCTTCGCCATCATCATGGTCGTAGCCTTGACGGCTAGCGGCGTGTTGATATTTGCGAAGGACCAAGCAGGAGCAGACTTGCTACCGCAAGCAAAGAACCTTTTCGCAGCTATTCTAGTTGCCTTTCTGTTTGGAATCGGGAGTTTCGCAAAGAATACGACCCCTGAAGGATTTGACACTTTGAAGTTTCTCATGACCGTCATCCTGAGCATCTTCATCGGTTTCGCAATGTACTACTTCAAGATGGACTACAGCACTGCAACTGCAGCAATAACAACATTCTTTGCAAATACAGGATTGCTAGCAGGTATCGAGATATGGCTTAAAGCCCTAGTGCGACAGTACACGAGCAACAATGCAACGGCTCCATCTACTCCAACAACTTCAACACAACCACAAGA